GTCACCAAGGTTAAATTTATGTATGAAAATTTACCTTCTTGGCTTAAAATAGACTACGAAGAAAACAACAAATTAACCCTTAGGTTAAATAATGGTTCCCAAATCAAAGCCACTTCAGCAAGTAGTGATGCTGGTAGATCAGAAGCAGTATCCTTACTATTGATCGATGAGGCTGCCTTTATTGAAAATATTGGCGAGATATGGGCCTCCGCTCAACAAACCTTAGCAACGGGAGGTGGAGCCATTGTATTATCTACCCCTTACGGTACAGGTAATTGGTTCCATAAAACTTGGGTTAAAGCCGAAAGTGGTGAAAATGACTTTTTACCCATTAAATTACCCTGGTACATACACCCTGAACGAGATCAAGCTTGGAGAGATAGACAAGATGAATTGCTAGGTGACCCTAGAATGGCAGCACAAGAGTGTGATTGCGATTTCTCCACCTCAGGTGATATTGTATTTTATCCAGAATATATAGAATTTTATGAAAAAACTTACATTAAAGACCCACTTGAAAAACGAGGTGCTGACCAAAATCTATGGATTTGGGAGCCTGCCGATTATTCAAGAACCTATATGGTGGTTGCTGATGTTGCTCGTGGAGATGGGAAAGATTACTCTGCATTTCACATTATTGATATTGAAACAAATACCCAAGTTGCCGAATATAAAGGGCAAATAAGCACTAAAGAATTTGGACATCTTTTAGTAGGGATAGCTACAGAATATAATGAGGCCTTACTAGTGATAGAAAATGCTTCAATTGGTTGGGCTTCTATACAAACTGTAATAGATAGAGGATACAATAATTTGTATTATTCTCCCAAAAGCGAATCCGCTATAACCGATTCATACTTTGACAAGTATATGGATACCTCTAAAATGACCCCTGGTTTTACTATGTCATCTCGAGTTCGCCCTATGGTTATAGGAAAATTCCAAGAATACATTTCAGATAAAAGTGTTATAATCCAATCAAGTCGATTGATAGAGGAGATGAAAGTATTTATTTGGAAAAATGGACGTGCAGAAGCCCAACAAGGATACAATGATGACTTGATTATGTCATTTGGTATTTGTATGTTTATGCGTGACACATCTTTTAGATTTAGTCAACAAAATCTAGACGCTAGTAGAGCAACTTTAAACAATATATCCTCTACTAGAACAGGATTTACAGGGGCATATAATACTAATAATCAAGTACAAAACCCCTATTTACAAGATATAAAAGGAAATAAAGAAGATATTAGCTGGCTTCTTTAAACATATTTATAACAATAAAACCATACTATGGCTAATACAGGATTATTTTCAAGATTGCAAAAATTATTTTCTACGGATGTAGTTATCCGAAATGTAGGAGGCAATCAAGTAACAACCATAGATACAGATCGTATCCAAACATCAGGAGAATATGCTACAAACTCTCTGATGAGTAAATTACAAGGTATCTACCAAAACCCAGGTTCTACCTCCTTGTATGGTCAACAATTTAATATAAATTACCAATATTTAAGAACTCAATTATACAGTGATTATGATATTATGGATCAGGATGCTATTATAGCTTCTGCTTTAGATATTATTGCTGATGAATCTACTCTTAAAAATGATATGGGAGAAGTACTCCAAATCAAGAGTTCAGATGACAATATCCAAAAAATTCTTTATAATCTATTTTATGATGTTTTAAATATTGAATTTAACCTTTGGAGTTGGACTCGCCAAATGTGTAAGTATGGTGATTTCTTTTTAAAACTAGAAATCTCAGAAAAATTTGGGGTATTTAATGTTATCCCTTATGCTGCATACCACATCCAAAGACAAGAAAACTTTGATGTTGATAATCCAACTAAAGTAGTATTTAACTACAACCCAGATGGTTTCTTTGGAGGTAACTCTTCAGGTTATTATCATACCCCAAATCAACAAAATCAAAACGTTGTTGAATTTGATAACTATGAGATAGCTCACTTTAGATTATTATCTGATATGAACTATCTTCCTTACGGCCGTTCATATTTGGAACCTGGCCGTAAATTATTCAAACAATATACAATGATGGAGGATGCTATGTTAATCCATAGAATCGCTCGTGCCCCAGAAAAACGTATTTTTTATATCAATGTAGGTTCTATTCCACCAAATGAGGTAGAAAACTTTATGCAAAAGACTATCTCAACTATGAAGCGTACCCCGCTTATAGATGAGCAAACAGGTGAATATAACTTAAAGTACAATATGCAGAACCTGATGGAAGACTTCTATATTCCTGTTAGAGGTAACGATCAGGCTACTAAAATTGATACCACTAAAGGTTTAGATTATGATGGTATCGAGGACGTAAAATATTTAAGAGAAAAATTATTTGCTGCCCTTAAAATCCCTAAAGCATTCTTAGGATACGATGAAAACTTACAAGGTAAAGCTACATTAGCCGCCGAAGATATTCGCTTTGGAAGAACAATTGACCGAATCCAACGTATTCTTCTTTCAGAATTATATAAAATTGCTTTGGTACATTTATATTCTCAAGGGTATAGAGATGAGCAAATGACTAATTTTGAATTAGATTTAACTACTCCTTCTATCATATATGATCAAGAAAAGATCGCGTTGATGAAAGAAAAAGTAGATTTAGCCTCTACAATGTTAGAAAACAAAATGTTCCCCACAGATTGGGTTTATGAAAATGTTTTCCATTGTAGTGAAGATGAATATGAAGAATATAGAGATCTTATTATCCAAGATCAGAAACGTAAGTTCCGTCTACAACAAATCGAAACAGAAGGTAATGATCCGGTTTCAACAGGACGTTCGTATGGTACCCCACACGATTTAGCTTCTTTATATGGTAAAGGTAGAATGGAAACAGACCCAGGTAATGTACCTGAGGGTTATGATGAAAAAGTTCCTCTAGGAAGACCTCAAGAAAGGGTATCGGATATTAATACACAAGATAATGCATTTGGTCGAGATAGATTAGGTAGAAAAGATATGAAAGTAGACGATCAACCTGGTTTAAGAGAAAATGCAAAGATTTCGTACTCAAAAAATCGTTCTTTAATAGAAAGCATGCAAAAAGAAATGGTATTTGCTGAAGATAAAAGCAAAGAATCACTTCTAGATGAATCAAAAATTAAAGAGTAATAAATTCTTATATATTTATAATAAATCCTAGGAGGAATGAATATTAAACATTCGAAGTATAAAAATACGGGTATCCTTTTTGAATTACTTGTACGACAAGTAACAGCAGATACCCTAAACGAGGGTAATTCCCCCGCACTATCTATCATACAAAAATATTTTGTAAAATCTGAATTATCTAAAGAGTATAGGCTATATGAACTTTTGGGCAAAAACACTTCTTTAACAGAAGGTAAAGCCACTATGATCTTACAAACTTTATTACAAAATTCGAAAAAATTAAACCGCAGCACTTTACGAAGAGAAAAGTATAATCTTATCAATGAGATTAAAAAGCATTATAATTTAGATGAGTTTTTTAAAACTAAATTACCACATTATAAAACATATGCTGCGTTCTATACTCTTACAGAAATCGAAAATACTGAAACTTTAGTAGATACTAAACAAATTGTAAACAACAAAGTAACTTTATTGGAACATTTGTCTTCTTCTAATATTAAAGAAGAAAGAGTAGAAGCTGAGGTATTAAGAGATTTCCAATCATATGATAAGGATACCCGAATGCTTACCTACAGAATTTTAATGGAAAAATTTAATGGTAAGTATACCAATCTACACGACTCGCAAAAAGAGGTATTAAGACAATACATTAATTCAGTTGATTCAACACCAGTATTAAGAGAATTTTATAATACTGAAGTAGGAAAAATTAAGGCTCAATTAAACGAATTAAATAGTAATGTCAGTGATAAAGCTACCCAAATCAAAATCAATGAAGTAATTTCTTTGATTAAAGAATTGGATAAAACCTCAAATATTACTTCTGAAAATATTGTAAACATTCTCCAGTATATTGAATTAGTAGAAGAGTTGAAAGTAGAACATGCGTAAAGTAGGAGATACAGAAAAATCAGGTGGAATTGTAACTACAATAACCAACATTGATCCGGAAACTGGTCAAATTACTTGGGATGTAGATTACGATGCTGATTATCTTAAACTCTTTAAAGACATCACAGATGCCTTCAATACTGCTAAACAAGTAGCTCAATCATCTCAAGAGCCTTTTTTCCAAGAATATTACAATGAATTACGTGAATTAAGAAATCAACTTAGAACTTATTTACGTAAAAATAAGGCTGAAGAATATGAACGCATCAAAGGTATGAATGAGATGATGACCACAGGTGGTTCCGCTAATTTTACCGCTAATGTAGGAACAGGTGCCCAATATGCCACACCATTTGCGTTTAATAAAAATAAAAAAGCAAAGGGTACAGCATCAAATTATTACTATAAATTAGGGTATAAGCCTGTAGACAAAAAAAAACTACGAAAGCAAGCAAAAGGAATTGAAGTAAAACAATTATTCGAGAAATAAAATGTACAGATATAAATTAAATCTTAGAGAAAGAGATGAAGATAGAGTACAATTCCAAGAAGAACGAATTGCTGCTTTTGACCAAATTGAAAAACTTCTTAATAATCTTTACCCTTTACTAGATCAGGCTAAAGATGAAACTATTGCTCATTACCAAGAAAAACCTTCATCTTATGAGGTAGTTATTGGTACAGATTTAATTATAGGATATATTAAGGACATAGAAACTTTATTAACTAGAGAAGAGGAATAATGGCTAATTTTAATGTATCAGTAACACAATCAAATGAACCTCAACCCTCAGGAATTGGGGCTGGGGTTTCTACTACTTACACAATCTCAAATCCATCAATAGGTTCTTCTTATTTTGTTTTACAAACTACTCCAAATTCAAATGGAGCTTACGATTCTAATTCTCCTAAAAACCTACAAGGAACCCTTTCAGGAGATAGTGGGATTACAAATATAGTAAGTGATGATTATAAAGCGGGTATAGTAGTAGCTCCTGGTGGAGGAGTTTTAACATTTGTTCCTACTAATGCTATTACGGCTGCTACTTTAAGACTACGAGGTACAAGTCCTGTATTGTAACCCCCTGAACCTGAAGAATAATATTTAGCTTAATTTTTACATATTTATTGATATGAAAACACTACAAGAACAATACAATTTGATCCAAGAGGGAAAAGGACACAAAGATGTGTTTATGAAATCTGCTCGCAGATTATTCCCCGAATACATTACTAACTTTGCTACTTTTCAAGAGGCAACTAAAATCTTAAAACAAAAATCTATTTTAAGTGAAGCCGTTGGTGGTATAGTAACCCAAACCTCAGCTAACCCATTTGTAAATTGGG